TAGAACTTCCTGTAGACATATATATATATATATATGTAATAAATTATATTATTCTATAGATATAGACGCTTTTACAGTTGTAAAAGAGAAATTATTATTCATAGGACACCCTATTCTTAAATATAAATAAGTAGAGCTACTTGGAGGTTTACCAGGAATGAATACAGATATTTTTGCTGTATTTGAAGTAGTGTCATCAAAATTAGGGCTCACGATTGATTGTAAACCGTCACGATTCGAGTTATAATATGAAGCCGAATTTACTATATTAGAATCGCTATTAGCATTTATCCATTGTGTATTTATATTGTCTCCATCATAAGTGTTAGTTGTAGTATCTCTTATAGCATAAAATATTGCGAGTGAATTGTTATCAAAAGTAACTTCAGAAGCATTATTTTTAAATAAACTTAATGTACTATTAATTGTAAAATATAAAAATGTATATGGATTTCCATTATTTTCAAATTGCCAACAAAATGTTGCGAATCTATATTTTGTTTCGGATGCTAAGGGTAAATAATCTATATTGTCGTTCAAATAATAACTGTTATAATTGATAAAAGGATCTGTTGTATTTCCACTTGTTAAAAATGAGCCATTGTAAACTAGTAATTCATATGTAGGATCATATTCAGTATTAACAGAACTGCTTATATTCCAACTATTATTATAAGAAATACTATAGTAATCCATTCCATTATAACTTATATCTGGATAATTTTTACCTTCAATACTTGGTGCTGACCATATTCTAAATCCTGTTGTTTCTGATGTACTTACATATGGTATTGTTTGCGGTAATGTATTATAAACTAAAGAATAAGATGGACCATCTGTTATAACTTCTATAGATTTATTTGGTAAAACTGTTGAGCCATTTATATTTTTCAATGTTGCATTAACTGAAATATTTTTTGAATATACAGAAGATAAAGAATCTAGAGTAATTTCTCTTTGAAATTTCAAAAATCCATCAGTTATAAGGCCTCCAAAATTTTGATTTCCACTTGAATTAAAAGCATACGATAAATCATTATCTGTTTTAGAAGTTGTAGATGATTCTATTGTACACGTATAAGTAATTGGTTGGTATCTATAAAAATAATAACCCATATTATTTGCGCTTATATCTACTGATATGGAAGGTGTATCGCGTAATACATATATACCTGATATTTGTTCGAGTGAATCATTAGGAATACTAATAGAATTTACACTTCCTGATGGGGTATTAGTAGATATAGCAGTATTTTCATAATAAAAAGAATAAGTTGCTTGTGATGTAGAATTATCATAAAAGGTTTGTTTACATGTTACAGTATTAAGAGATTGACCCGCAACAAATCCTGTAGAATTAACAGTTACACTAAGAGATGCTTGTAAATAAAATCCTTTTTCATAATCATTTGAATATTTATCAGATACAGTGCTAGAAGAAAATGTAATGTAATTTAATGAGTTGCCATTTTGACCTAAAATTGGAAAACCTGAATAATTAACAGAACATTCAGAACCACTATTTAACTTCGCAGAAAATGTCATTATAGTTCCAGAACCAGAACCTTGTAAATTTCCTCTATTATTTTTAAGATGTATAGGAATATTCGAAATATTTGATGTAATATTTGAACCTTTTAATAAAAGTATAGTTGAACCAATAGTCGTACCGATTGTTCCAGAATTAGGAACTTTAAAAATACCTCCACTAAAATTATTAAAACTGTAAGATGAAACAGAAAAAGAAACACTTGATAAAGGTGAGTTTGGTTCCAAAGAACTAGTTGAAAAAATAAATGGCGACGAATAATCACCTACAACATTACTATTATTAGTTGCGGAAATTTGAATTGAATAAGATGCGTCTGGATATAAATTAGAAAGAGTATAATTATTTGTTGTAGGGTCTGAATCTGTATTTCCAAATTGTGTAACTGGTCCATAATATCTTATAACACTTCCTGTAGTATTATAACTAATATCATAAGAACTAACAGAACCTTCACCATTATTTAAAATATCAGCAGATGGTATGTTCCAAGAAAGATCTAGTGATGATGATGATGATCCAGTTAAATTAATTACAGTTATTTTGTCAGGTTTACCAGATGTCAAAAAACCGTAAAAATCTATAGATGATTCATTTGGTTTTCCTATACCATTAAAATTTTGATAATATGCTACTATTGTATTTTTAGATGTTTGATCGCCTAATAATCCTGCTAATTCAGAGTCATAAAAATTATAACCGTATCCGGTAAATGTATTACCGTTTGAGTCATTATAGCTTATATTAGAAAAAGTATTTGAATTTGTTGTATTTATTTTTTGAATGGCTAATATAGTTGCGTAATTATCTGAGCTATTTGAATTGTCTTTGATCCAATTACCATCTGTGCTTGAATTAACAACAGAATAGCTAGAATCAATTGCGCCTGAAGGAATAATATATTGAGTGAATTTTTTTATATCTGGTATCCATTGTGTAAACCACTGAACTTGATTAGGGTAATTCCAAGGAATATAAATTTCAGCGGATTTAGATACAGGTTTTCCAAAAGTTAAAGCTGGAGGTTGACCAATTAAATTATTTAATAACCATGTATCATTTGAATAAGTTCCCATTAAACCAGTTGGTCCCATTGGACCAGTTGCTCCTGTATTTACAGCTGTCCCATCTATTCCCTGCGGACCAGTATATCCAGTAGGTCCAGTATGACCAGTATGTCCTATAGATCCAGTATGTCCTATAGATCCAGTATGTCCTATAGATCCAGTATGTCCTATAGGACCTATAGATCCTCCAGATCCTCCGGGTTGTCTTAATTTTTGAAGAGAATAATTAACATCATGTAACTGTCTAGAATATGACATATATATATTTATTAATTATTATTAATTTAATAAATATCTTAAATAAAATTTACTGTATATAATATATGAACTTTGATTTGAATATTGAAAATTATACAAGAGATGAATTGATAGAAATGTTTGAGCTTCCAAGAAACTTTGATAAAAATGTTGTAGAAATTAAAGAGGCAAAGTTGAAGGATAATATATTTAAAAATACACAGATTAATAAAGATACTAAAGTCCAAACAATAAATTTTTTAACAAAAGCAAAAAATATTATTTTAAATGAAAATAGTTCTAAAAAAGAAGATAATTCCTTGAAAGACATTTTAATAGATTTGTATCATACAAGTTATGAACTTAAGCCATCTGAATTAGAAGATAATAAAGAACATATGGTTCAAATTAGAAAAGAACGTCCTTATATTTCTTCATCTCCAAGTAATTTTTTCCCTGGTGTAATAAATCCTCTTAAGAAAAAAACGATTATACAAAATTTAAATATTGATACTAAATTTAGAGATAATTATTATAGTTCTCCATCAACCAATTTCAATATTAATTTACCTTTAAATATAGATAATGTAGTACAAATGCAATTGAATGCCATTGAATTACCACTTTGTTATTATGTAATTTCCAAGCAATACAATAATAATTATTTTAATATAAATGTAAATGATACAAATATTGTAATAAAAATTCCAGATGGTAATTATAGTTCAAATACAATAATGGATGTTATAAATCAGTTATTAGTAAATGCTGGAGCACCTTTTAGTTACATTAGTTTTATTGCTAATATAACAGGAAGTCAAACTGGTAGTTTACAAACTTTAGTAGGACCAAATGGTACTGGTACTGTTACTAAACTTGAATTAAATTTTCAAGCTGATATAAATGGATTAGATGATAGAACTACACCATTACCATTAAAATTTGGTTGGAATTTAGGTTTTAGAAATGGAATTTATGTTGGAAATATAAATTATGTATCTGAAGGCATCATTGATATAACTGGACCAAAATATTTATATTTAGTTATTGATGATTATAATAATAATGTAAATAATGGTTTTTATAGTGCTTTTAATTCATCTATATTAAATAAAAATATAATAGCTCGTATTTCATTACAAGCAAATAATTTTAATATTTTACAACAAAATAATTTAAATATTGTTACAACACCACGTGAATATTTTGGTCCAATAAATTTACAAACTATGAACGTTCAACTACTTGATGAATATGGACGAATAGTTGACTTAAATAATATGGATTTTAGTTTTTGTTTAAATTTAACAACTATCTACGACTTATAATTCTCCAGTCATTCTATATTTTGTCCATGATGTAGGTTTTTTCTTTGTTCCTCCATCATAAGCAACCGCGTAACGCTGTTTAATTAATAATTCATTTAAATGAATATCTCCAATATAAACATCAGCTAAAATACGACCATATTTTTCACTTTGAATATTTTCTAAACGAATTACTTTATTCAATACTAAATTTGCTACAAAATCGCGCGCTACCTTAGCTGCTTCTTTTTCTTCTTCTGAAACGCCTTTTCCTTTTATCTCTGGGGTATCAATACCATTTAAACGCACAGATAATCTATACATAGGTGATTCGTTGTAAGGTAATTTTGAAGCAATCGTAATAGTATCAGCATCATAACACTTTATAACTCTACCTCCAGTGATAGGAAAGGTAAACTCAACAGTATCTTCCCATTTGATATCTGAATAATCTTCCATATAATTTTGATTTATTTTATTTTTCTTATTAAATTTAAATATATTTGGTGTTGAGAACGAAAACATTTCTTATTTTATTTTATTAATAATATTAATTATTTGTATCAATTTTAAATATTAATAAAATATATGTCAAGACAATATAAAAATTTTCAAGCAAATAAAACATTTGCTCAATTCAATGAATCATTAGATGCGAATGAATATATTATGAATAAAAGATCTAAATATAGGGTTTGTTCTCGAGGCATTTGTGAAAAAAATAAAAATTTGACTACACAAAATAATTATTTGTCCAATATAAAAGATAATAATTTATTATTAAATTCGTGTAAAAATTCAATTGATAAGACTCAATTATATATAAATCTTATTACCAAACTAGATTTAGGTAGTAATATTTCAGGCGATATGATACCTGTAATTTCAGATTTATCTGGAAATACTTATCCTGCTATAATTGATGAGATGAATATACCATTTTTAACATATAATATTGATCCTAGTGGTTATTTATTTGGTAAGTCACCTTGCGGTATTAATAACTTTGAAAATTATATTGTATATAATAATATAAAAAAGTATCTTGTATATAATTAGTATTTTATCTTTATAATATAAAATAAGCAACGTAAGTCAATAAAGCGGTTATTATAGTAGTTGAACCAACTTTATAAATAAAATTATAAATTTTTTGTTTTTGTATATTTGGTTCGATATTTTCATTTTGTAATTCTTCTATATCTAAATCTCTCAACGTTTTTTTATAATAATCATATTCGTTGTCTTCTTCGATAGTTTCCAATATATTTACTCGAAAATTTTTTCTATTAGATATTCCTATTTGTGTTTTAGATTCATAATCAATATCAATAAACCATCCCCATTCGTCACTAAAAGTATCTTGATTTAATGTCATTTTGATATCAGTTGAAATATATTTATAATTTATATTTATATTTATAAATATAAATCAATTTTTTATTTATCTCTTTAATCCCATTTTAATAAGCATTTTATTTGCTTTACGTGAAATATTTGAGCGGTGAAATTGTCTTGAACGAATAAATGCGGAATAAACACCTTTTGGGTTTATTTTACAGGTATTTTTAGAACAAATTGGATAACTTTTTCCAGGTCCAAGAAAACATTTTTTACCACAACGTTTTAACATGACAGTTCGTTGGTGATATCCAGGTTTTTTGTTCTTCCATCCACGTGTAGTTGACCCTCTTCCATTTTTACGAGTTTTAGTCATAATAAAATAAGTATATATTTTATTTTATTAATATTTATTATTAATAAAATGGAAAATCAGATAATAAAAGAAGGTAAAATAATAAAAAATGTCGAAGGTATAAAATTGTCCATACAATCTAGTAATAATTTTCATGATATGAGAAAACCATCACAGAATTTATTTGTTGAAGGTGATAGAATTGAATCTAAAATAGGAGGTATATGGTGTCCAGGATTAATTATGCGTGTAAATGACGACAATACTTATAATATTGAATATGATAATGGTGAAAATGAAATAAATGTAGACGAAATAAATATTCGCACAAAGCAGTCTGAATTTTGTGAAGATAAAGCTTATTATTATACACCTAAAAAAAATGAAGGAATTAGTAATGTAGCATATAATTATAGTAAAGATATATTGAATGATAGTGTGACGCCTGCTGATGATGAATCGTCTTTAAATGATTTATCTGGAAATAAAATTAAAAAAATGTATAAAAAATTTACATATAAAGAAATACAAAAACAGATAACTGATAATTATTTTGACGATAGAACAAGTTATTCGAGTGCTTTAGATATAATTGGAACTTATTTAAGAGGTCAAAAATTAATATATATGGAATCAAAATCGTATTGTGAAAATAAATTAAATAAGCTGATGATGCCTTCCATTTTTCTCTCAACTGCCGCAACTGTATTAGCAGCTATAGTAAAGGATTTTGTTTGGGGAGCATATTTAATTGCTGCTGTAAATGGTATAATTGCTTTTTTACTAGCAATTGTGAATTATTTAAAATTAGACGCAGCATCAGAAGCGCATAAAATAACGGCTCATCAATATGATAAGTTACAGACTAAAATAGAATTTTTATCAGGGCAAACATTACTTTTTGAGATTGATAAACAACATATTCAATCAGAATTAGAAAGTGTAAAGAAAAAAATAGAAGAAATTAAAGAAACGAATCAATTTATAGTTCCGAAAAAAATAAGAACATTATATCCGATAATGTTTAATACAAATGTATTTTTGATAATAAAAAAAATAGATGATACAACTAAGAAGAAGATAAATTCAATTAAAGATTTAAAAAATGAGAAAAATTATTTGATAGAAGTATTAAAGGCCAAAAGAATGGCTGGTAAAAATGATAAAACATTAGCCAAAATAGAAGCGCGTATTACAGAATGCCAAATTGAAAAAAAGAGACATGAAAATAATATTGTTGTATTAAAATCCGCTTTTTCAGTAATAGATGAAATGTTTATGAAGGAGATGGAAAATGCTGAGAAATATAAGACTATGACTATAAGAAGATGGCTTTTATGTGGTTTTGGACTAGAAGAAAAAATTATAGATCCGCGTGAAATAAATAGATTTATCCAAGATATTATGAATCCTTATAAAGATAAAATAGATGATGATATAAAGGAAGACAATATAAACGAATTAGTAAATAGATTAACTCAATCAAAAAAAATTTTAAAAAATAAGAAAATGGATGAGATAAAAAAGAGAGAAAAAAGTATAAAAGAGATGAAAATAGCAAATAATCTTTTTAAAGAGAACGTTAAATTAACGGAAGAAATATGTAATAAAATGGAAATGTATGATAAATTGGAGAGAGGCGAATATGATAAACAATATGATAAAGTTATAAAACTGAACAAACCAAGTAAAATTGTAAAACTGAGTGGTATAGAAAACATAGAAGACCATATTAATTTAAAAATACATTCAGATGACGAAAAAGCTAGTATATCCGGTTCAGAAAAATCAGACCCATATACAGATTATGAAGTATGTAAAAAAGATTATGAATTATAAATTCAAAATTTAATAAGTATTTGAATAATTCTTATTAAATAATATGTTATCTCCGCTAGCGGATTTGAACCGCTGACATTTCGATATTTGCTAAAACTACTACAGTCGAATGCTCTACCAACTGAGCTAAGCGGAGATTGTGAAGTTAGAGGACCCCCTAACTTACAAATATATATGACACGTTGTCTTTAAGTAGTTTTCATATATATATTTATTTTCAATTTAAATAAAATTGAAATATTTATTATCACTTTTACACTTGTTAAAAGTATTTTAAAATGTCTAATAACATTATTTATAATAATCTAAATTATAATAATCAAAATTATTATAATATAAATAATGATATTCATATTGAAGAAAACGAGATTGAAATAGATTGGTTAATTGATAGGGCACCTGATTATAATTCTCTTAATGATATTATCTATCAAATTAATCAATCCTTAATAAATCGTGCAATTCAATTCAATGAAGATATTCTCTCAAACCGAGATGATTTTATACCGTTTGAACAAGGAATAACAATTCAAACTATAGTAGAGGAGATTTCTATTTCGGAAGAAGATAAATATTGTTCTATTTGTTTAGAAACGAGAGAACACCAAGATATTTCACAGATTAATTGCGGTCATAAATTTTGCGTAAATTGTTTAACAGAACATATTCGGTATAATAGAATTCAACCATGTTGTCCATTATGTAGAGACAATATCGGTCATATAACATGTCAATCTCTCCAGCATCAGTTATTATTTCAAAATATTTAACTAAAATTCAATCTTCTTAAATTATTTTTTGTTGGCTTAATATCTCGTGGATTTATACCCATTCCAGGTGTTGTGGTAAATAACATTTTTTTTGACTTTATTTGTTCTATCATTTTTCTATGTTCTATTGCCTTTATTCTATCTTCTAATAACATTTTACGATATTCTTCCATAGTCTTTGGAACTCTTGGTCCTTGTTTTTGTGCGTTTGGGTCAACATAATCTTTAAAATATTTATTATAAATATAACTATGTTTTACCGTTTGATCTAATGGTTCTGGATTATTATTATGAATTAACGGATTTTTTGAAATTTTGTTATTTACATTTTCTATACCATTTGCGTTATAATATTTGTTATCAGACGATTCTTCTTGTTGAGGAGTTGGTACCATAAATTGTAAAACACCTTGATTATTTACTACTAAATTCATATTTGACAATATATCATTAAATGACACCTTCTTCTTTTTTGTTTCTATTTTCGTCTTTTCCCAATAATTATTTCCGTTGTCTTCTTGATATGAATTATAATTAAATGTTTCGTATGGATTCATTGTATCTAATTCAGATATTTTAAGTTCCATATTTATTATATCTAATATTTTTATTGCTTTATATTTTACATAAAAATAATATATTTTAAATATAAAGATGCTTAATAATTATATTAAAAATCGTGGCATTACACAAACTATTCTTCATAGTAATAACGAAAATCATTTTAATCAAGTTAATTGGGATGCTGATTATGATGGAAATATAGCTAATATATCAATTGATTCTATTAATAACGGTAAACGAAATCAATATAATTTTACGTTAGATAATCAAGATTTAGCAAATATTTTTAATATACCTAGTATTAACGTTCCAATTGATAAGCGACTTCAAATGGATTTTCAAGATTCATTTAACAGCGAACCTTATTTAATAGAACTTCCTAAAAAATATGAAATTGAAGAACCATATGCTAATAAACTTTCTAGTCCGCTTCCTAACGAAGAACTCATAATTCCATTAACAATTGATAGAAAAACTAGTCATAAATATACATTAACACCTAGAAGAAGACATAAACGCCATAAAACACATATCACACATAAAGTTTATAAAAAATCTAAAAGTAGTAGAAGAAAATCTAAAAGTAGTAGAAGAAATTCTAGATTATAAAAATTCTAGATTATAGAAAATTTACAAATTAATTAATTTATTCTTTTATTAATAAAATTGATATTGATAAATATGATAATAAATAAATCATATATTATTTATTATGAAACCTATTTTACACGAAGTATTATCTGTTAGAAATTCACATTCACGTGATAAACATATTGAGTTCTTTGAAGATGAACATAAATATATTATTGATTTAGAACCTGATGTTAAATATACATCAGTTACTACATGGGTTCACGAACATTTTGAAAAATTTGATGCCGATAAGGTCATCCAAAAAATGATGTCCGGAGCTGGATGGAAAGAAGGACATAAATACTGGGGTAAAACTGCTGACCAAATTAAGAGTCAGTGGAATACAAATAAAGATGCTGTATCTGGTGCGGGAACCGATATTCATTTTCAAATTGAGTGTTTTAATAATGATATCAGATTTTCATCTGATTATACCAATCAGGAACTATACGAAATATATATTTCTAATAACAGCGATAAATTATCTGAAGCTCCACTTGAATGGCAATACTTCATTAATTTTGTGAAAGACACTCCTTTTCTAAAACCGTATAGAACTGAATGGACTGTTTTTAATGAAGATATCAAAATTTCTGGTTCTATTGATATGGTATATGAAAATCCTGATGGAACTTTATCCATTTATGATTGGAAACGTTGTAAAAATATTACTAGAATTAATACTTTTAATAAATTTGCTATCACTCCTAGTATTTGTCATTTACCAGATTCTAATTTTTGGCACTACGCATTACAACTCAATATCTACAAATTTATTTTAGAATCTAAGTATGATAAAATAGTTAAAGAACTTTATCTAGTAAGACTTCACCCTGATGCGGATGAGAAAAATTATGAACTAATACAATTGCCAATATTATCTACTGAAATTAATGATATTATTGAAGATAGAATAAACATCATTAATACATAAATTACTTAAAAGAATTGTAATATATAAATATATGATTGATAGTTCAATAATTTTTTTATGGTTTGTGTGGTATATCTATGCTTACGGACCACCACCTATAGTATTAAAGGCTTTTTTTGAGTTTTATTATTTATGTAATGATTTTTTAATTTTTTATGATAAATTATTATATTCTGATTATTGGGATGAAAATATTGAAAATAATGAAGTCATAAAAGCAGAAGAACCAATTAAAGAAGCACCTAAATATGAGGATAAATATCTTAATGATATCAGAAAAATGAACAAGGAGTGGATATTTACAGATGAAGAGAATTTAGAGGTTGAACAACTTCATAAAGATTTTTTAAATGGATATATCGAATGTAAACAAAATAGAATTCAAGAAATTATTGATGAAATAGAATGTTTGAATAAAGAAATTCTAGATGATACAGATGTAGTTAATTATGTTGAAGCATCTGATAGTGAAGGCGACGAATTAATTCGACAAACTACTTTAGAAGAGAGAAATATAGAAAGAAATAACCAAATTTCAACTCTTAAAGATGAAATGGAAATTCTTAGAACCGAAATAACTAGTGAGGAAGGAATAAATAATTTAAAGCAAGAATCACAAAACCAAGCTATTAAATATATTATCAATAAAAGAATTGATAAACTCAATAATAGCTTTGTAATTGAAAAAACGCCGATTGGAAATGTCCTAATGATTTATAAGAAAGAAACTGAAACTTTTCAATATTATTCTGACTCTAATATTCCATATAGATATTTGGAAGTTGTTGGTAGAAAGTATGTTAAATTTTTTAATTGTAGACCACTTTTTGTTGATATGGAAGAAGAATTAAAATTATTTGAAGAAAAATGGGAAAGGGAACATGAAGCAAAAAAAATGAGGGAAGAAGAGGAAAAAAAACAGATGAATGAAACATCGAAAAACAATGAGTCTACACCAGTTAAGAAGAGTGTTTTCGCAAAATTTAAGAGTTATAATAAGGAAGCAGGTGGAAAAATCAGTATGGCAGCTCCTCCTAAGAATAGTATACCTAATAAATCTGTAAATGAAACTAAAGATAATGAAAAAATACTATTAAAAGAGAGAGCAAATCGTTATACTTATGAAGGTAAATTTGCGAACTTTAATTTTTTACAAAAGATTGAGAGAAAGGTATTTAATAAAAAACTTGGATTAACATTCGCAGATTTTAAGAAAATGCAACAAAAATAAATTAATTTATCATATTATAATAATTTAAACTTCTTATTATAATATAAGTATGCCTAAATTAACTAGACGTAGTAAAAAATATAAAAAAAATATGACCGTTAAATTTGGTGGAGCGTATGATGGGAAAGGAGTAATTGATATTCTTAAAGAAAAAGCGTATGGAACCGCTCAAGCCATCAGTGAAACAGCATTAGATACTGGACTTAAGATTGTTGGTCTTGAGAGAATATCTAAAAAAGAAAACTATAAAACTGACGAGAATATTAATACTGACGAGAATATTAATACTGATGAGAATATTAATAAAATTAGTGACACTATTTCCGGTGTTGGTAATACAATCGATAAAACTGGCGCAACAGTACTTGAAAATGTAAATGAGGTTTTAGATAGTAATATCGTTCAGGAATCTACAACGCAAGCTGCCAAAAATACTGCTGAAATATTTAAAAAAAGTGCTGGCAAATTTAACGAAGCTATTAATAATCCTGAAGTTAAAAAAGAAGTTATTGAAGCCATTGATAATGCCTCGGAAATTCTCACTACAGGTGTAAAAGCCATGAAAGAACCTATTTCTAATGTCGTTGAGGATACGGCTGAAACTCTTCATAAAACATCGCCAAAATTTACAAAAGCTGCTGTAAATGCTTTTAACGCTGGAATGGAAGAAGTACCTATTGTCGGTACAGTATATGCCGGTTTAAATATAATTAATAATGTTTCGAAAGCTATTTCTGCTGCCACAGAAGCTGGAACTGAAGTTATTGAATCTACTTCCGATGCGATAATCGAAACAAAAAAACAATTTGATGAAGGTATTAAAGAATTAGAAGAGAAAAAGAAACTAGGTAATCAAATTTCGAATCGAACTACACAGTCAATTAATCAATTTGAAAATCCTATACCACAAAATAGTCAAACTCAAGCTCAATTTGGTGGTAAGAAAACCAGAAAAAGATTGTTTAAAAGAAAAGTAAAATCAAAGAGAGTTAGATTCGCTATTTAGACTTTTTATGAGCAACCCATTCTTTAAAACCATTACTACGTGCTATATTGAAAGATGTTCCTAAATGTTCGTATGCTATATGATATGCTTTTTTATGAGTTTCATCCATTTCACTTAAATATTCAAAGATTTCCTTCTGTTGTTCTACTGGATATCTTTTTACTAATTCTGATATTTTTATATTTAATGAATCAAAATTTAAAGTTTCTGACATTTCTTTTATAATTTAATTTTATTCTATAAATTTAAATCAATTTTATGAATTAATATAAAATTAAAATTTTAACCATTATAAGTAACGAAACATATTAATTTATTTCCAGTGTTTGTATCAAATTTAATGTCACTACTATTAAACATTTTTGTTATACTGGTATCAACTGAATAACCATTTGACACTAAAAATGAAATCAAATTGGGAATTTCATCTACTACCATTAAATCATTTCCAAATTTAGAACAGCCTTGGTCATTTAACGACATTAAAGCAAACCCACAGTCTTTTAATGGACTACAAGGTCCTGGTTGTTTGAATTTGCTTAATGCTGGAAATTTAACAAATTTAACAAGTTCGCCTAATGGTCCTTGTGGTTTTAAATTTACTACCACAATATTTTTATAACATTGATTATATGTGTCTAAAAAAGGTTGACTAAATAAAGAAACTGTCTTTGATTCTTGAATTGGTGGTGGTGGAATACCACGATTGAGTGAATTTGGTTTATTTGAACTACCTCGAGTTTTATAATCTTTATTCATATTATTTACAAAGTTATACATATTAATTTAAATAACGAAAATAAAATTTATTTATATATATATGTCAAAAAATTATAAAAATTATACACAATATTATAAAAAACATGTGAATGATATGGAATGTAATTCTTCCTTAATAAATCCATCTAATTATTGGAGTTGGCAAAATCCAAATGGTTTACCAGATCTAACTTATGAAATTGATGATCCCCCTGATGAAAATGCTCAAACAGTAACAGCAGTTACGATAGGAACAACCGGCAATACTGGCATGACTGGACCAATAGGTCAAACCGGCTCTATTGGTCATAATGGTGAAACTGGTCCTACTGGTCATAATGGTGAAACTGGTCCTACTGGTCATAATGGTGAAACTGGTCATAATGGTGAAACTGGTCCTACTG